TGATAGTGTTGCCGGTGTTTGTTATTATTCATACTATTATAACCAGTCTATAAGGAGACGAGTATGAGTATCCTAGCAAATCTAAAGTCAATGATATCAGATGGTGTAGATGGATCAGTCTCATCAAAGAGAGTGATTACAGTTATGGCAACATTCCTAGTTGCTTTAGCATTCGTGCTAAATCTATTCTGGGACCTAGATGTTGACGCTAACATGTATGACTCAATGATGATGATTGTCGTAGCAGGTCTTGGTACAACTGTAGCAGAAAAGTTTGCCAAGAAATAATTTTTAAATAAGGAGTATATTAAATGAAGAAGTTTATTGCATTGTCTGTTCTAGCACTAGCCCTAACTGCATGCGCCGCCAAGGAAGAGGCCGTTGTAGTTGAAGAAGCAGCCCCAGCCGCCGAGGCTCCAGCTGCTGAAGCAGCCCCAGCCGAAGTTGGTGGCGTGCCAGCAGACGCAGCTGCACCAGCCGAGGCTCCAGCAGCCGAAGCACCAGCAGTAGAGTAATAATACTGTGAATGGGGCGAGGGAAACCTCGCCCCAACTTTTTGAGGTGACCTATGAAAAAGTTTTTATTTGTACTAGCACTAATTCCAACAACAGCACTAGCCAATCCATACGATTGGAAGGTAACAAGAGTGCTTGATGGAGATACAGTAGAATTTGAAGCCAAGTTCCTTCCACCTGAACTTGGCGATAAGTTAAAGATTAGAGTCCTTGGTGTCGATACACCAGAGAAGGCTCCAAGAGCCAAATGCGAGAAAGAAGCAGCAGCAGGTTTAGCTGCAACAGAGTTTGCCAAGAAGGCTGTTAACGAAGCCAAGAAAGTCCAGATTGAAATTAAAGAATGGGATAAGTTTGGTGGTCGTGTACTTGGTGATGTCATTATTGATGGCAAGAAGTTGAGCGAAGAATTAATTAAAAAGAACTTGGCAAGACCATATTTTGGAGAAGCCAAAAAGTCATGGTGCGAGTGAGGTAGTTTATGTTAAGTATTATACCATTACCATATAGAATTTTATTGTTTGCATTGATTGTTGGTGGCGCATTTGCTGCTGGCTTCAAAAAAGGAGGAGAGGCTGGTGAACTAGAAATCCAGCGAGCCTCCAATGAAGCAGAAAGTTTAGCTGCCCAGTTAAAGAAAGAGCAGGCAATGGTTCGCGAGGTTGTAAAGGTAGAATACGTTGATAGAGTTACACGAATCAAAGAAAAAGAAACTCAAATTGTACAGGCAGCAGCTGAGACGGTACCTGGACAGTATGATATGTCTAACGGTTGGGTACACGCACACAACGCTGCAGCTTCTCCAAAGATTGATCTTGATCTAAATCTAGCAGCAGATGGCGCAAGCTCATTTGTTAGAGACAATGTTGCACTTCAGACAGTTGTAGAAAACTATTCTGTTTGCTTGCAAAATGCCCAGCAATTGACCTCTCTACAAAAATACTTAATTGAAGTCAATAATGTAATCGACAAGGAAAATGAGAAGCGTGGTATTGATATTAAGCTTCCAGATATGCCTTGGAAGAAGGAGGCTAAGCAATGAAATACCTTCTAGTAATTTCTATGTCTTTAATGTTAGCTGGTTGTGGTAGTACAATGACAAGATTACTACCTAAACTAGAAAAAATTGATTTGCCTGAGGAGCTAATGAAGCCACCCCAGGAACTGAAAACAATTGAAAAGCCATCCGCACCACCATCAACACCACAAGCGGAGATTAATAAAGATGTCCCATCTAAATGAAACTGGCCTAACATACTTTCAACATTTAACAAGAGCCTGGAAATGGGCACTAATGTTATTAATTCATGGTCTGTTTCCAAACATTTGGAAGACAAAGGTCAGTGACCAGATGTGTGTTGCCAAAGAGGTTGATTCTGCAACTCGCAAATATCTTTTAAAAACAATGTATGGCATTAAAGATAAAGATGAAGAGGATAAACCAAGTATTTTTTCAAGACTAACTGACCAAGAACTTGTAGCAAAAATGCTCTACAACGAAAGGAAGAAATAAAATGTCAATACAAAACATGTCAGCAGCAAAGTTTGCTTCATTATCGCCTGAAGAAAAAGAAGCACGAATTGCTGAGCAATGGGCAACGGAAAAGGCCGCAAATCTTATAGAGTGGCGCAGCAAGAATCCAGAAAAGGTTGCTGAGTTTGCTAAGAAGGCAAGAGAAATCACTGCTCAATGGTTGGAAGAACGCAGAGTTCTTTTGGAAACTGACCCTGAAAAGTTTGTAGCGATGTTTAAGAATGAAGCACCAGGATGTCAAGATCCAAGTCGCCACACATACCTTCAAGAGCGAACACTTACAACAGATTTTATGCGAGATCAAGCCATTGCTGAAAAAACTGCTAAATTTGAAAAAGAAAGAGCAGAAAAAGAAGCGGCTCGCGATGCTGAAAGAGCGGCAAAGGAAGCAGCAAGACAAGCAGCCTATGCAGCAAAACTTGCTGAGCGAAACAAGAAATGATTGACTTTGAGTCAAGACTATCCAAAATGGAAGCTGATGTAGCAGCCATGAAAGAGAAAGTTAGTTTCTTCTCTGTCATCTATGAAAAGTTTGATAAAACTCTAGATAAGTTAGATGAGCGTCAGCTAGAAGACAGAAAAGAAATTAATGAAACTATGTTAAAGTTACAAGATAATATTATGGAAGAAATAAAAGCTCTGAGAAGTGATATGGCTAGACAGCATAACCTCGAGAGAGAAAAAATTGAAGACTTGAATAAGTGGCGTTGGATTGTTGTTGGTGCTGCAGGTCTAGTTGCCTGGGTAGTATCAACATTTACTAAAAGTTTCTTGGGTCGATAGTTATTAATGTTTATACCAGGTCAAGTTAATAGAACTCCTGCAATACGTCTGAGGAGTAAATACGTGGTTGAATCTGTTAGTAACATCCGCAACGAAATGCCATTGGTCAGACAGGACGTTGCATTAACTTCAGTAAGCCTAATATCAAATAATTCAAGACTACCACTACCACCTGATAGTAGTTTACTTTCAACTAGTCCACAAGAAATACAAAGACAACTTGAAAGACATAGAGAATACCAAGACCGGATTCATATAGTCGTATGAGATTCAAGCAATTCCTAGAAAACTTCATGGACGGCAGGAACCCTCAAGATAAGGGGGATATGGCTCGCCATGGTTTGAAAGGTAAGTCAATTGCTCAACTAAAGAAAGTTAGATCATCTAGCACAGCATCCCCAAGAAAGAAGCAACTTGCACATTGGTTCATCAATATGCATAGCAAAAGGAAATAGTTGACCTTTTAGCGCCCTCTCTGTATAATCAGCGTGTCGCCATTCTGATTAGGGTTATAAGATGCTTTGGATTGATATTAAGTACGCTAACCTTGCCTCGAGCAAGTTCCCCCGGTATAAAGTAAAAAAGCAGAAGCCATTCCAGGCTAACTTCCGCTGTGTGTATTGCGGCGACTCTAAGAACAATAAATATAAGACAAGAGGATACCTTTTAGAGAATACTAAGGGGTATGTGGTCTACCATTGCCACAACTGTGGTACTTCTACGAGCTTCGACAATGCTCTTAAATTTGTCGACCCAGTATTACATAAGGAATATGTTCTCGAGAAATATAAGGAGAGGGCAACGCAAGCCGTTACCTCCACTGTTTCTGCGAATGTGTTCCAGCCGGATATGTCTAAGTTTGCTAAGAGGAGATTTGAGAAGTTTGAGCCATTGAAAGAGCTAAAGAAGGTCTCCCAGCTACAACCAGACCATATCGCCAAGAAGTATGTGGTTAGTAGACAGATCCCTTCTAATAAGCACTATATGCTTTACTACTGTCCTAAGTTTAAGGAGTTTACCAATAAGTTAATTCCTGGTAAGTTTGAGAACACTGACCATGATAGTGGTAGACTTTTGATACCATTAATTGACCGAGAGGGTACAATGTTTGGTTATCAGGGTAGAGCATTGTCCAATGACAAGATTAGATACATAACCATCGTTTTGGATGAAAGTAAGCCAAGAGTGTTTGGACTAGATACTCTTGATATCAACCAAGATGTAGTTGTTGTAGAAGGTCCTATTGATTCGCTCTTCTTGCCCAATGCTATTGCTATGGCTGGCGGTGACAATGGAGATGTTGAGAAGTTAGGATTAGATAGCAAACTTATTTTCTGCTTTGATAATGAACCACGTAATGTGGATACTGTCAAGCGTATGAAAAAGATGATAGATAAAGGGTACAGAGTAACTTTTTGGCCAAGTACCATTCAACATAAAGATGTTAATGATATGGTTCTAAATGGGTTGAGCCAAGAGGAGATTTCTGGTATAGTATACCGAAATGCCAAGAAGGGCATGGAAGCATTATTAGAATTACAAAAATGGAAGAAAGTACAATGAGTGAAACGAGTGAACCAAAAGTATGGACTACGAAGGTAGTCGAGGATAACGGTGATACAGTTCTTTTATTCCCGCCTGACTTTATGAAACAAGTTGGCTGGAAAGAGGGTGATAATTTAGCATGGGTTATATCAGATGATGGTAAACAATGCTCTATTATTAAACTACAATCACCCGAGGCCTGAAATGAAATATCTGGATATCAACATCGACCTATCACGAGACGAGTTGTTTGATGATCACGGCATGAAGAGAATGAAAGATTCTTATATGCGTGATGATGAGACATCTCCCCAGCACCGTTTTGCTTTTGTATCTAAAGCATTTGGTACAGATGAGAAGCATGCCCAGAGGCTATATGATTACTCCTCTAAGCATTGGCTTTCTTATTCTACACCTATTCTTTCTTATGGTAGAACAACTAAGGGATTGCCTATCTCTTGTTTTCTTAACTATATGGACGATTCTTCTCAAGGTCTTGTAGACACTCTTTCAGAAACCAATTGGCTATCGATGCTTGGTGGCGGTGTTGGTATTGGTCTAGGTATTAGATCATCGGATGAAAAGTCTACTGGCATTATGCCTCATCTAAAGATATATGATGCTTCTTGCTTGGCTTATCGTCAAGGCAGAACTCGCCGAGGCTCATATGCTGCCTATCTAGATATTGGCCATCCAGATATCATTTCATTTTTAGAGATGAGAAAGCCAACTGGTGACCAGAATATTCGTTGCATGAATCTTCACCATGGTATTAATATACCAGATAAGTTTATGCAGCTTGTTGAAAAGTGTATGACAGACCCTAAGGCTGATGATACATGGGAACTTGTTGACCCAGCTTCTGGTGAAGTCAAGGAGAAGGTATCGGCAAGAGAACTTTGGCAGAAGATTCTCGAACTTAGAATGATGACTGGTGAACCATACCTTCACTTTGTTGACACATCTAATAAGTATCTACCGCAGTGGCTAAAGGATAAGGGCTTGTCGGTCAAGCAATCAAACCTTTGCTCTGAGATTATTCTGCCAACCGATAAGAAGAGAACGGCTGTTTGCTGTCTATCTTCTGTTAACCTAGAGTACTACGATGAGTGGAAGGACGACAAGAGGTTCCTACGTGATGTTGCTGAGATGTTGGATAATGTCCTCCAACACTTCATCGATAATGCACCTAAGCCAGTTCATCGCGCTGTATATTCTGCCACTCGTGAAAGATCTATTGGCGTTGGTGCGCTAGGCTTCCATGCCTATCTTCAAAAGAATATGTTGGCATTTGAGTCTGCAATGGCTAAGTCGGCTAACATGAGAATGTTCAAAAATATTAGAGAGAAGTTAAATGAAGCCAACAAGCAACTTGGAAAGGAAAGAGGAGAGGCACCAGATGCCCAGGGCACAGGTCTCCGCTTTAGTCACCTTATGGCTGTTGCTCCTAACGCATCTAGTAGCATCATTATGGGTAATACCAGCCCTTCAATCGAACCCTACAGAGCTAATGGATTTAGACAAGACACATTATCAGGCGCCTATTTCTACAAGAATAAGTATCTAAATAATTTACTAAAGACAAAGGTTAAGGAAGAAGACCTTGCAGAGATTTGGTCATCAATTATTGCTAATGATGGTTCCGTTCAACATTTAGATATCCTTGAAGAGTATGAGAGAGATGTATTCAAAACCTCAATGGAAATTGACCAGCGTTGGATTATTGAGCATGCAGCTGACCGTCAGCAATTCATTGACCAGGGTCAATCAGTTAATCTATTCTTTAGACCAAATGTTAATATCAAGTACCTTCATGCTGTACACTTTATGGCATGGAAGCATGAACTAAAGACTCTTTACTACTGTCGTTCTGAAAAGATTGGCAAAGCTGATAAGGTTGCCAGGAAGATTGAGCGAGAGATCATTCAGGAGATTGATATCAAGGCTCTAACAGAAGGCAATGAATGCCTAGCCTGTGAGGGCTAATGGCTGGCTGGAGAAAAAGAAGTAAAGCGTATAAATATAATTAAATTCTTTAGGAGAAACAACATGCCATTTTACACACAAACGCCCTTTCGTACAGAAATAATTGAAGTGACTGGAGACAACCTTAACAAGGTTTTTGCATGGGTATCTGCCAGTCCAGTTGTTAATGCTCATTCACTAACAAATGATTCATTTGTATTGCAGTATCTTGATAACCCTCCTGAAAATGTCAGCATTGGTAGCTTTGTAATAAAGAGAACAAATGATAGTTTTGGTGTACTTGCCCCAGACAGAATGCATCAAAGGTGGCAGCTATTAACTGATCAGGAGGCAAATAGTCTACCTATAATTAATAGACAAACAAAAAGCCTTGATGAAGCATGGACTCGTTTTTCTGAATTGGTGTTCTAATGAAAATTACTTTTAGGGATGATTTTATTGCAGTATATGATGGTGCAATGCTGCAGGAGATGTGTGAAAAATACATTCGTTTTTTTAAAAACGCAGAGAAGGCTGGTTTAGCAGTTAACAGACAAAAAAGTGAGAATGCTTCACCATTCCAAAAAGAGGACCTATCAACTACGGCTAACGGTTTATATTTTTCTGAATCCTTATTAGAAAAATTTCCTGACCTTAATGAAATTTACATTCAATCTAATGACTTTAATGAAATTTTAATGAATCAATGTTTGAAAGAGTACTGTAGAAGGTATCCTGGTTTAGCTGGATTCCCAGATGCTGAGAAAAAATTGGCAATCCAAGATTCTAAGCTCCAAAAAACATTACCCGGTCAAGGATACCATGTGTGGCATCACGAACATGGAACTAGTGGTAGAGCACCACGAAGGTTACTTGCATTTTCAGTTAATCTAAACAATGTTGATGAGGGCGGAGAGACAGAATTCATTTATCAAAAAGTTAGATTTAAACCAGTGATGGGTCAGCTGCTAATATGGCCAGCTTACTTTACACATGCTCATAGGGGTAACCAACCTTTGAGTGGTGAAAAGTATCTCCTCACTGGATGGATTGAGAAGTGAATGCAAATGAATATGAGATTAGAAGAAAGTTAAGTTTTGAATCCTATAATAGACTAGCTAACCTCATAGAAAAAAATCCGAGAATGGTACCTCCATTCTTGAACTCTGGTTTCCTATATATAGGCAGTCAACCAGATGTGCAGTATAGTTATATTGACAAGCCAGTTTTTGACAACTGTCTAATCTATACCCATCTTTTCGAGTATGTCAGTCCTGAGAATAAAGAAGTTCTTGAGGTTGGCTGTGGTCCTGGTAGAGGTTGTAATTTTATAAAAAATCAGTATAATGTCAAGAGTATTACTGGTTGTGATATAAACGACAACTTACTAAAAATTGCTAAAAAACATTTTCCTCTCATCAAGTTTGTAAATGGTAATGCTGTCAAACTTAATTTACTAAATAAATTGTTTGACGTTGTGGTGACTGTTGAAACAATGTTGTATTGGGATTGTCATAAAGATTCATTCAAGAGTTTTGCTAGTGTTCTGAAAGAGGGCGGAAGTTTATTAATTGCCTCAGATATGAGGCAATCTGATATAACCCTTGATAAAAACTTTTTACAACATGGACTGCGTTTGGTAGCTGAACAAGATATAACACAAAATGTTCTTCTTGCTATTGAACAAGCTATAAACAAAGGCGTTGCTGCTGAGAAAGATTTGAAAAAGTATCAGATGTTTCAAACAAAATATCGTTACATATCCAAGCATTACATAAGAGAATAAAGATGACAACAAAACAAGAACTAATTCTTACAGACGAAAGAAGCTACTTTAAGCCATTCAACTATCCATGGGCCTATGAGGCTTGGTTGAAGCATGAGCAGAGCCATTGGCTCCACACTGAAGTACCAATGCTTGAAGATACAAAGGATTGGAAGCAGAAGCTTTCTGATAACGAGAAGAGCTTTTTAACCCAGATCTTTAGATTCTTCACTCAAGGTGATATCGATGTTGCAGGTGGTTATATTAAGACCTACCTTCCATTCTTTCCTCAACCAGAGATTAGAATGATGCTTGCTGGCTTTGCTGCCCGTGAAGCATTGCACGTTGCTGCTTATTCACATTTGATTGAAACTTTGGGTATGCCAGAAGATACATATCATCAGTTCCTCGATTATCAGGCAATGAAGGATAAGCATGACTATCTAGCAAAGTTTACAAAGAGTGATAAGAAGAGAATTGCACAGAACATTGCTGCATTCTCTGCCTTCACTGAAGGTATGCAATTGTTTAGTTCATTCATTATGCTGCTTAACTTTCCACGACATGGTAAGATGAAGGGAATGGGTCAGATTATTACTTGGAGTATTGTTGACGAGACTCAACATGCCGAAGCAATGATCAAGTTGTTCCGAACCTATATCGAAGAGAATAGGGAGTTGTGGAATGATGAACTCAAATCTGAAATATATACTATTGCAACTAAGATGGTGGAACTCGAAGATCAATTTATTGATTTGGCGTTCGAGGGGGGCGAGATGGAAAATCTTACTTCGGAAGACGTCAAGAAATATATCCGATATATCGCTGATCGCCGTCTCATATCGCTTGGGATGAAGGGCATCTTTAAGGTAAAGAAGAATCCATTGTTATGGGTTGAGGAGATGATTAATGCTCCTACCCATACCAACTTCTTTGAGAATAGAGCAACGGATTATGCTAAAGGCGCGCTCTCTGGTAATTGGAGCGACGTCTGGGCAGCGTAATTGTCAGAGGCCACAAGATAAAGGGTGAGAAGGTTGTGGGTGGTGACAGTATGGAATTAGATAGATCTAACCACAAAGCTTTTGGCGAGACAGGTAAGATTCGTCATGCATATATCATCTATATTGACAGACCTGAATCAATTGAGTATGCAAACGAGTGTGCTAGGTCATGCGAGCAGTATGGCCTACCCTACACATTATGGAAAGGTGTTGAAAATGCTGGAACCTGCAATCTTGATCAAGAGACAGGATTTCATTGGGTTACAGTAAACAATGAGATGGGATGCACTGCTAGCCACCTTAAACTTTGGAGAGTGATAGCTGAACAGCCACATGCATGTTGTGTGTTTGAGCATGATGCTATTTTAAAGGATAAGCTCTACGATACTGAGATACCAGATAACAAGTTAGTGATGCTTGGGTATAGAGTCAACAAGGCAGAAGACTACGAGCGTCCAGATGATCCTATAACCTTCATGGATATTAATAGGTTTGAAGGTACCCACGCCTATGCCATTACTCCTACAATGGCTAGGTACATGATTGATAGAATGCAGGGCCACTACACAACAGAGTTTGGTGGTGTCAATACTACAATTGATGGCATTCTTTCTATCCATGATAGTTTTGGTATTGCTAGATGTGTAATGGACCCTCCACCAGTAGTATGTGTAGTTGGTGATAGGATATCAACTATCCAAGGTAGGCCAGCTGCCTATAATGCTTGTGTGTCTCCTGGATTTATGAAAGGACTAAAGGTTGAGCCTCTGAGAATTACTGCTAGCTGACATATAAATATACCCAAGAGGTATATTATGTGGCTATATGATGGCAAAGAACTTACGGATGAAGATATAAAGGGCTACTATGGCTTCATCTACGAGATTGAGTGTTTAGTTAATAGCAAGCTCTATCTAGGCCGTAAGTACTTTACAAAGGCCGGCACCAAACAAATTAAAGGTAAAAAGCGAAAGACACGTAAGGACTCTGATTGGAAAGACTATTATGGGTCGTCTCCACGTTTGTTAGAAGACGTTGAGAAGCTTGGTAAAGATAAATTTGTTAGAAGAATTGTTCGCCTCTGTAAGACTCGAGGCGAAACCAACTATTGGGAAGCAAAGTTGCAGTTTGCCAACGAGGTTCTAGAGTCTGACAAATACTATAACGATAACATCCTAGTGAAGTTCACAAGAAGGAATATTGGATTATGAAAGTAGGATTCACTTGTTCAACATTTGATCTGTTTCACGCTGGCCATGTCATTATGTTGAAGGAAGCAAAGACACAGTGTGATTACCTAATTGTTGGTCTTCAGACAGACCCAACCATTGACAGAAAGGAAAAGAACAAGCCAGTACAAAGTATATTTGAACGATATGTTCAACTACAGGCCTGCAAGTATGTTGATGAAGTTGTTGTCTATGCAACAGAAAAAGATTTGGTAGACATTCTTCTTGCATATCCAATCAATGTTCGTATTCTAGGTAATGAATATGAGCATAGAGAGTTTACAGGCCGAAACGAATGTATTGATAGAGGGATTAAGTTCTACTTTAACAAACGAGAACATACATTCTCAACTACCGAATTACGGCAGAGAGTTGTGGATGCAGAAGTTGATAAAACACTGCGTCAAGCAGGGATCGATGTAACTCCTTGATTCTATTAGGAATTTAGTTGTTGACCTATCCAGTTAATATGGGGATAATGTTCGTATATGACGCGTCATTTAGTTATGTTCACACCTCGAACGGGTAGCACATTTCTTAGCGAAGTTATTGCCCACCAATATGGCTTTCATCAATATGGTGAAAGTTGGCATATGCCCTGGCATGGCAAGTATAAATTGATTAATGATATATCAATGTTGGCGCAGCGAGAATACTTCATTGATAGTTTTTCTAATACAATTGATTTTCTTACTGAATTGGATAATAGATGTGACCATCTGACAAACACCGAGAACTGGGTAGCAAAAGCAAGTGTTGCGTTTGGAGTAAAAATAAGACCTTTTATTGACCATCTAATAGCTAGTGGTAATACCACCATATGGCTGCCATACAGGAAGGATATTCACAAACAGTTTCTATCCCACATTAATGCAATATATAGAATAAAGGTTTTGAAAGAGACAGGGTTCATCCATAGAAAAATTGGACGACACCCATATAGCAAGTACACAGAAATTAATATGTCTGCAGAGGATGTTATATCCAAACTAAAAATAATGATTATGTTACTTTCCTGTTGGAGAAACGTGTATGATGCATACAAAGATAAGGTCACTTTAGTTTGTTATGAAGACCACATTATAACAAACGACTTGAGTAAATTTGGTATTGACAATGAAAGCATTAAGACGTATAATGCCGGTAAGTTATCGTTGATGCCTACACCGCACAATGCATATAAGTTTACAGATGATACAATCTGGCCAATGTGCACTAAAATTTTAAATAGACATAAACATCTTATTGAGATCCACTAATGTTAGTTTATACTGCTAGTAAGTTTAAGCCTAAAAAGAAGCGTAAGGTCCGTGGTATTATTGCCACAAAGTATAATGCCAAAAAATATATGGATAGCAAGTCTGTATATGCTCCTCGAGATCGCCGCCCGCCTCGACCTGAAAGTGAGGCTATCATGCAGGCAAAGTCGCTAGTAACAACTGCATGCTTTACTGCTCGACAGTCGATGACTGATGCTGCTTCCCTGGCTAAGGAGCCCCAGCACGTTCAAAATGAAATCATTGCCAAGAGTAAAAGAATTGCTATTGCCTATAATAAGGGTGCATATCAGTATGTTACTGATGGTACTGACCCTAAGACGATTGGTAGTGGAGAAAGATTGAGGAGAGGTGGTTGAGTAATCTTATTCTCTTTACGAATAGATCAGGTAGTACAATACTAACTGACCTAATATCCTATAGCCAAGGTACTATTAATCTTGGCGAAGGATTGCATAGTCTTGTACGAGAATACAACTACAACAATGATGCTCAGAAGCAGAGCAAGTTGTATGGTGAATTCTCTAGTAGCCTAACAGCAAGATACCACAACGAAAAGACGAAGGGTTCCGATCATATAGGTTTCTTTAAAGCAAAGTCCAAAAGAATTGAAATTTTAAAACAATCTAATGAGAGCTGGACAATAAAAGAAAATCTCGAAAAGCAAGTTATTGACTTCTCCTTTATTCAGTACTGTATTGACAATGGCGTGAATGTATTCCTTACCCATCGTAAAAATATTATGGAACAGTTTATATCTAAGATTAATGCTAGATATAGACTAGAGATTGCAAACCTCATACCTAACACTCAGTCCAGTCAGTTTATTTTTACAAATGAAGATAGCTACGTGAAGTATGATACAATGAATATACCATTTAGTTGGTTACATATGTACACACAAGTCTTTATTGGTCAGCTATTCATGTGGCGTGTTATATATGATAGATTCAAACCAAACATCAAAGTTGTGTCGTATGAGGATAATATCAAACCTCTTCACCTTGAAGAGTTTGGTATCACACAGCAGCATATCCAGCAGTATCAGAAGGAAAAGGTTCACCTTGTGCCAACTCCTCACAATACAAAGAAAGTAGTTATTACAGATGACTTGCCAGCTCCAATACTAGGGGCATGGCACCAGGCATTGTATTATGTAGATAGACACAAATACTTAGTGGAGATTTAATATGCCATGTACAATAGTAGTGATGGGTTTACCAGGCTCTGGTAAAACAACATTTGCAATCAAACTTATTGACCTTCTTGGAGGACTTGAGGGTAAAGTTGAAGGCTTCAATGCTGATAAGGTTAGAGAGATGTATAATGATTGGGATTTCTCGCCTGAAGGTAGAATGCGTCAAGCCCAGCGAATGAAGAAATTTGCCGAAGAAGCTAACGCCCGTGGCCGCTATGCTGTCTGTGATTTTGTATGTCCAACATACGAGACACAGTCATTGTTTGCTGGTGACATTATTATATGGATGGATACAATCAAAGAGGGTAGATTTGAAGATACTAATAAGATCTTCCAAAGACCAAAAGAGTTCATGTTCTGGATTGATAGCTGGGACTATGAAGATGAGCTTCTTGACATCGCATATATGATTGTAAGTGAGCACTTTGATTGGACAAAGCCAACAGTTCAGATGATGGGTCGCTATCAACCATTCCATGATGGCCATAAGGCATTGTTTGAAGAGGCTCTAAAGAAGACAGGTCAAGTTGCAATCTTTGTTAGAAAGATGCCAGAGGATGAGAAGAATCCATTTGGCCATAAAGAGACGGAAACATATATTCTAAAGAAGTTATCTGACTATATTGGTAAATTTCAAATCATTTGGGTACCTAACATCGTTGACATTTCATATGGTCGTGATGTAGGATATACGATTAGTAAGATTGAATTACCTGAAGACATTCAAGCCATCTCTGCCACTAAGATTAGAAAAGAGATGGGAATAGGCTAATAGAAAATTTCTATCAATTCAACAGAAACAATCAATTGGATAAACTACTTCTTTTGAAGTAGAATGGTATAGATATGACAGAACAAAAGCAGGAAGAAAAGAAATACATCTATGAATCACCAGATAAAGGTGAAACAATTTATAGACGTGAATTTGGTAAACTTGAGAAGGAACTCATTAAGGAGAAAAAACAAAATGAAGACAGTAGGTGATAAACTAAGCTCATTCAAGCTCACTGGTGTTAAGCCAGGTGCTCTAGCACCAGAAGGTGCCTTTGAAGATATTACAGAGAAGTCATTTGAAGGCAAGTGGAAAGTAATCGTTTACTATCCTAAGGACTTCACATTCGTTTGCCCAACAGAGATTGTGGCTTACGATAAGCTAAATAAAGACTTCGCAGATAGAGATGCAGTTCTTTTAATTGGTTCTACAGATAATGAATTCTGTAAACTAGCATGGAAGAATGCCCACGAAGATCTAAAGAAGACAACTTCTTGGATGTTTGCTGACACTCAGCGTACACAATATGTTTACGCTACTGAAGAGGATTGGGATGCTGGTATTAAGGTCCAGGGTCTTGTTGATCAGCTAGGTGTATTCTTTAATCCAGCTGGTGCAGCTCTTCGTGCAACATTTATTGTTGACCCAGAGAATGTTATTCAGCACGTTACAGTTAACAGTTTAGCCGTTGGCCGTAATGCTGATGAAACTCTTCGCGTACTTGATGCCTTGCAGACAAAAGAACTCTGCCAGTGCAACCGTCAGGTTGGTGAAGCAACTTTAAACGCGGCCTAATGGAAGCAGAAGCAAAACCTCCATTCAGAGAAGTCAT